CCCTGCTGCTATTCGCGGCATTTCAAGTTTGTTTGGTGGTAGTGAAACGGCAGACAAAGTAGCCGAAGCGGTAGAGCAAGCCGATTCAATGTTTGGTGCTAACAAGGCTCAAAAAGAGTTAGCCGTGACTCGTGCCCTGCAAAACTTACCACCTGAATCTTTGGTTGAACTTGAGAAGATTAAGGTCGAGTTAGAAAAAGAAAAGACTCGCCGCCAAGAACTCACGCTTGGTGATAAACAAGCCGAACATCACGAAACCCAAATGACGATTCGTGAAGGTGATAAGGCTGAAGATGAATACGTTCGTCACACTCGCCCTTGGGGTTGCCGTTTGAGTTTGTATTCTGCCATTGCTTATATCTTCCTGTTTGAACTGCTCGAAGCCTTTGATAAAGGAACAGGGGCAAATTGGGAAATTGCAGCGGGTTTGATGGCACCATTTCTTACTTACCTTGGTTGGCGCTCTGCTGATAAGCGTGGCATGACCAAAGGCACAGGCTCAATGGTTGGTGATGCACTTAAGGCGGTGAAAGTAAAATGACCGACCAATTTGATAAGGCTCAAGAGCTTGAGCAAACCTTCAGAGAAAAAGCCATTGCTCATCAACGTACACGCTGCATAGAACAGCCCGACGAAGATGAACACGGTAATCGCTATTGCTTAAGTTGTGGTGACACCATCCCAACTAAGCGATTAGAAGCGATGCCAAATGCGGTGCGCTGCGTCAGTTGTCAATCACATAAGGAGCCACATTAATGGAGTTGTGGATCAAAACTTATTGGCCTATCGCATGGGCCGCGTTGAGCACGTTGGGGATGTTAGTCCTTGCCTTGCTTTCTAAAACGTACGCCAAGCGAGAAGACCTAGAAAAGGTAGGACGTAAAGTGGACGAACTACAAACGCAGATTGACAATCTACCCACTCAGCAACAAGTCACGCAGCTATTACTTGAAATGGCAAACACACGCGGTGAGATGAAAGAGCTACGGGCACAAATACAACCTGTAGAACACCTTGCTCAACTGCTATTAGAACAACGTTTAAAAGATGATAAATAGGATTTGTTATGTATGGAGTAGGAAAGTCGATGTATGCGCTTATAGCTGTAGCTTGCCTATTTAGCGCTGTGTTTGGTTGGGTAGTAATAGAATCCTTTATATGGCTATTTTCTCATATCAGTTTTAATTTTTAACGGAGTACTTATGGGCTTTAAAGAGTTATTAAAAGAAGACCAGCGTCTTGTGATCTTGCGTTCACTTCATGACATGACAGGGTATGAAGCGAATGAATCTATCCTTGATTCTTGCCTTGATACTTACGGTCACAACATTAGCCGTGATGCAGTTCGTACGCATTTATCTTGGCTTGAAGAGCAAGGGCTAATTAGCATTCGTACTGTATTAGATTGCCAAGTCGCAAAACTTACAGGCCGTGGTGAAGATGTGGCAACAGGCCAAGCCATTGTGCCAGGCGTAAAACGCCCACGCGCTTAGGAGTGTTGTATGTCCATTGTTAACCGTTCAGCCAGTAATCGAAAATCAAAGATAGATTTGCTGCCTGATGAAATTCGTCAAACTCTGAATGCGTTTATTCGCAGTGGGAACATGACACAGAAAGACATTCGCTTGGCTGTGAATGAAATGATTGATGATGCGGGACTTCCAGAAGATGTGAAAATCAGTCGTACTGGATTTAACCGATACGCCAAACGCATGGAAGAAATGGGCCAGCGTTTGAAGCAGTCTCGCGAAGTGGCGGAAGTGTGGACAACCAAACTGGGTGAAGCGCCCACCTCTGATGTGGGCAAGCTGCTGCAAGAGTTTGTGCGTACCATGGCTTTTGAAACGTCTATGACCATGATGGAAAGCGCCGCTGAAGATGGTGAAGTGATTCCACCTAAAGCACTCGCTCAACTCGCTTTGGTTATTCAACGTATCGAGCAAGCCTCAATGGTGAGCCATAAGGTTGAAAAAGAAATACGTGCAGCGTTTGCGGCAGAAGTGGCCGATGCAACTGAAGCCATTGTGAAGCAGGCTGGCGTGACCGCTGAAACCATTCAAGACATTAAGAAAGGCATATTGGGGATTGCATAATGGGAATTAAGAAACCGACACCACCGAAGATACTTCAGTATTTTAAATACTTGCATTTACCTGATCGTTTACAAACGGTCAGCAAACCCTTCAATGAGTTGGCTTACTTAATAGCTGAAGACCTACCTGATAATGAAGAGTGTGAAATCGCATTAAGAAAGCTGTTAGAAGCTAAAGATTGCGCCGTTCGTGCAATGCTTGGATAACGCTGATGGAAAATGAAACCACATCACAAAGTCGCAGTGCGATCTTGTCTGGCGAGTTTGATAAGAATGATGTATTGCTGCCTTATCAAAAGCGCTGGATAGCGGATGACTCTCAATTAAAGATTGCAGAGAAAAGCCGACGAACAGGCGTGACATGGGCAGAAGCGGCAGACTCAGCATTGAGTGCTGCCGCCTCTGCTAGTGCAGGCGGTGAAGATGTCTTCTATGTTGGTTCAACCAAAGACATGGCGCGAGAGTTCATTGATGCTGTCTCTATGTGGGCCAAAGCTTACAGCTGCGCGTGTGATGATGTCAGTGAAGAAGTCTTCGAGAATGAAGACAAAGACATTCTGACTTACGTGATCAACTTTGCGTCTGGTTTCAAAGTTAAAGCCTTATCAAGTAACCCTTCTAACCTGCGTGGTATGCAAGGCACGGTTATCATTGATGAAGCGGCCTTTCATGAACGCTTAGCCGAAGTGCTGAAAGCGGCCCTTGCTTTAACCATGTGGGGTTCAAAGGTTCGCTTAATCAGTACCCATAACGGCATCGAGAATTTATTCAATACCCTAATTCAAGACAGTCGTGCAGGTAAAAAGCGTTACTCGATCCACACCATCACCTTAGATAACGCTTGCGAACAAGGGCTATATAAACGTATATGCCAGGTTAAGAAGACACCATGGACGCAAGAACTCGAAGATGAATGGAAAGCGAACCTGCTTCGTGACACGGCCACCGAAGAAGATGCACTCGAAGAGTACCAGTGTGTACCGAAGAATGGCGGCGGTGCTTATATTAGCCGTGGCTTACGTGAACGTGCTGCGCGGTTAGATGGCCCAGTATTAAGCTTCACTGGTTCTAAAGCGTTTAACGAAGCGAAAGAGCACATACGCGAAGCTGAGATGAAAGAGTGGTTAGACGAACACGTTCAGCCAGAGATCGATAAACTCGATCCTAAACTGCGCCATTGCTTGGGTGAGGATTTTGCGCGCTCTGGTGACTTGACCGTTTATGCACCCATGGCCGTTCAAAATGATGTGAAGCGCACCGTGCCTTTCCTATTAGAACTTGGCAATGTGCCATTCAAACAGCAAGAGCAAGCGCTTTACTTTATCTGTGATCAACTTCCAAGGCGTGATGGTATTTATCTTGATGCGCGTGGTAACGGCCAGTACCTAGCCGAACAAGCCCGATACAAGTACGGCGAAGAAGTGGTTGAGGTCATGCTCTCTGTGGGTTACTACCGCGAGAACATGCCTTCATTTAAAGCTGCGTTTGAAGATGATGAAATACTGCTTCCAAGGCATGAAGACGTGATTACTGATTTGGGACAAATCCAAATTAAAGCTGGCGTTCCTAGTATTGATTCAACACGAACCAAAGGCGAGAACGGAAACAAACGACACGGCGATAGTGCTATTGCTATTTGGTTTGCTTACTTAGCTTCTAAGGCGGATTTAACGCGTTACGGCTTGCACACCATCAAGGCCAATGTCGATGAGAACCAACGCCGCTTTCATGGCTCTGCCGAAGAAAATAACCGATTTGATGATATGCCGAACCAAGACTTACGCGGCAAAGGAATTAGACTATGACCCAAATTGTTGATGTAAACGGCCAGCCATTAAAAGCCGATAAGACACTACTGTCTGAAGACATTGCCAAAGCGTACACCACCAGTGTGCGAAACCCTCGACCTGCCAGTGTCGCCTCTACTTTAAACCCGCTTCGATTAGCGGGATTACTTCGCAGTGTGGTAGATGGAAACAACCCACAAGATTACATGACGCTTGCCGAAGAAATGGAAGAGCGCGATTTGCACTACGCGGCGCAGCTGCGTACCCGTAAGTTGGCGGTTGCTGCTATTGAGCCTACCGTTGAACCTGCCAGTGATGAGCAAGTTGATCTCGATATGGCTGATCGCGTTCGTGACATCATGGCCGAAGACCAAATACCAGAACTGTTTTTTGATTTGCTTGATGGCCTAGGTAAAGGGTTAGCCGTTGTACAAGTGCTTTGGGATACCAAACAAACACCATGGAAACCACAAGATTATAAATGGGTAGACCCTCGCTATCTTCGTGCCGACCAAGACACGCTTGAAGACATTCTATTGATTAGTGATTCTGCGCCAAGTGGCGAGCCGTTAGAGCCGTATAAGTTTATGGTGCATACGCCTCGATCTAAATCTGGCATTGTTTGGCGTAACGGTTTAGCGCGTTTGGTTGCCGTGATGTACATGCTTAAATCGTTCACGGTTCGTGATTGGTGGGCGTTTGCTGAAGTGTTTGGCATTCCAGTTCGTGTGGGTAAATACGGCCCGAACGCCAGTACCGAAGATATCAACACACTAGTAAATGCCATTGGTCGCATTGCCAGTGATGCAGGTGCGGTGATTCCTGAATCCATGAAGCTAGAGCTTATCGAAACGGCCAAAGGCAATGGCGGTGAAACACTGTTTGAAAACATGGCCCGTTGGTGTGATGAGCAAACCAGTAAAGCGGTACTTGGCCAAACCATGACGGCTGATAACGGCAGTTCGCAATCTCAAGCCAATGTTCATAACGAAGTACGTATGGATATTGCTAAGTGGGATGCGCGCCAACTTGAAGCGTGTGTAAATGAGTACCTGGTTAAGCCCTATGTGATCCTGAACTGGGGGGTGCAAGAGCGTTACCCTAAAGTTCGCATTCGAGTGCCAGAGCCAGAAGACTTGAAAATGTTGGTCGATAGCTTGAAGCCAATGATTGAAAGTGGCATGCGCGTATCTGCAAGTGAAGTGCGTGAAAAGTTTGGGCTACGTGAACCAACCGACAATGAAGATGTGCTGATGCCAGCAAGCGCGGTACTTGCTCAAAATCTTCCTGCGACCAACCGAGATAAATCAAAGGTAGCGATTAACCGCATAAGCAAAACGGCTGAAGCGGAAATGAACGACTTAAC